CCTCACGCGGTGCCGGCCTCGCCGCAGCCTGCCACTGCGGATCGCCTAAACGCCTCAAAAGGGTTTAGGTGTCAAGCTTAGCAGGTAGCTAAGCTAATGGCATGATCGAGCTGATCGCTGCTATTGCCGGGGCGTCGATCTCCGTTGCCGCAATGGGCGCGATGGGCTTTAGCCGCCGCAATGATGAAGCACGGGATGCGGTCATCCGGTTGACCAGCGCCGTGGAGCACATAGCCACTCAGCTAGAAGTGCTGCACACCGACATCAAAGAAGACCGCAAAGAGACCTTTACGCGGCTGAATACGGTTGAGCAAAGAGTATCTAAGCTAGAGGCACAGCCGCGGGCTCGCTGATCATGGATCGCCTTGCTGATTACGTTGCTTTAGCAATCGCCATTCATGGCGTCGCGTTGATCGTGGTCAACTTGACGCCAACACCGAAAGACAACAGAGCATTAAGAAAAACCGCCAAACTTGCGGTCAAACTTTATAGGGCTATTGAAGTGCTTGCTGGTGTTGTCACTCCATTGGTTAAGCGATGATCAAGCTATCCGACCTGTTTAAATACTACAAGCACGGCACGCCGCATCAAATGGCGGCCATCTCTGAATTAGAGGCTGAGCTATTAAAGGTTGCGCCTGAAGTCTTTAACAGGGATCAGCCGTGGTACAAGACCTGGCAGGCTGGCGGCAGGCTGCATAATTATAGCCCAGCCATAAATCTCATTAAAGAGTTCGAGGGCGTGCATCTCAGCGCTTATCCAGATCCGCTGCATGGATGGGATGTAGCAACAATTGGTTACGGCACCACGCGCTATCCAGATGGTCGCAAGGTGCAGCGCGGTGACAAGATCACCGTGATTGATGCCGATCAGTTGCTGACGATTGAGGTGGAACGCATCGCAGCAAAACTGCGCAACAGCGTGCCGTTTTGGAATGAGATGACAGGCAACAAGCAATGTGCGTTGATCTCCTTTGCCTACAACCTTGGCGCTGGCTTCTACGGCAGCACTGGTTTTGAGACGATCAGCAAATGCCTTGTCGGCAAGGATTGGCAGGCAGTGCCGGCAGCAATGGAGTTGTATCGCAACCCAGGCAGCGCTGTAGAGGCAGGTTTGCTGCGTCGTCGCCGCGCAGAAGGCAGGCTATGGGTCGGCGAGCAGCAGCAGGATCCATCCAAGCTGTCACCCAATAGCGCATTTACAGCTCGCATTACGCCGCACGTGCAGCTTGGTGAGTTTGCGCTATTTCAAGAAGCACGGCGCTTTGACCATCAATATCAGCTCGACACGGCAGCAGAGCTAGCGGCATTCCTTGAGCGTGCACGGGTCAAGTTTGGCGGCAAGCCTGTGGTCATCACCAGTGGCTATCGCCCGCGTGCCATCAATGCAGCGGTAGGTGGTTCCAGTGGTAGCGAGCACCTATACGATGCACCTGACGTTGGTGCGGTTGATTTTTACATCCGTGAGGTCAACATTAACCACGTGCAAGAGTGGTGTGATCAGAACTGGCCGTATTCGCTCGGCTACGGCGCGCCTAAAGGATTTGTGCATTTAGGAATGCGTCGCGGCAAGCCAAAGGTACGATGGGATTATTGAAGCCACTGCGTGGATCACTGCATTGATGGCGCAAACCTCATCCCGAAACGCAGTGCAAAACATAGATTCAGGCAGCAAATCTTTGATGCATGGCAGCATCAATGCGCTTACTGCGGAGATGCAGCTGACACGTTAGATCACGTCAAGCCGCGCCATAAAGGCGGTGCCACTGTAACGACTAATCTTGTGCCAGCTTGCAGGCCATGTAATCGAAAAAAGGGCAGCGAAGAATGGCAGCAGTGGTTCAATCAGCAGGATTCTTATCTGCTAGATCGTGAGCTTGCTGTGCTGCACTGGATTCAAGCATCTGATGATAGAACACCCTAGCCTGCCATTCCTGCTGGTGATCTTTACACATTCCCGCTAGGCAGACCCTCCAGACGTTCCCGACTTTCTGTATTGTTGGCTCCAAGTGGAGTGCCTGCCAGCGGGTTGCCTATCAGCATACGAAGGCGGCTAATGCCACGTTTTTGTATTTCGCACATGCGCGCACGTGACAGGCCCATGCGCTTTTCTAGGTCATTCCATGGCACTGGATTGCGACTATTTCGTGCATAGATGATTTCACGAGTGCGATCATCTAAATGCTCATCGCAATAGTCGCGCACTGTTTCAAGTTGCCAATCGTATTCAACGTCGTATTGTCTTTTATCGGCAATGATATCAAGAATGTTAGATGATTCATCTTGCGCAGGTTTATCAAGGCTTGTGACCCGATACGACTGCTGCAATGTGTCAGATATCACCTTAGGTGTCACATCAAGCACTGCGGCAAGCTCCGCCATGGTTGCTGTGCGTCCGTGCTCTTGCGCAAATGCCTGCGCTGTCTTGTTGAGCTTGATCAGCATTTCATGCACGCCAAGAGGCAGCCTGATGATTGGATCGTATTGAATCAATGCACGCCCGATGGATTGGCGAATCCACCAGTAGGCGTAGGTGCTGAACTTGTAGCCGCGAGTATAGTCAAACAGCTCAACAGCGCGCGCAAGACCGATGTTGCCTTCCTGGATTAGATCCAGCATTTCAAGCGTTTGCGTGTTGCGCCTGCTGTACTTGCGTGCAACATGCACTACAAGCTGCAGGTTGGATTGCATAAACTTTTGCCGCGCGCGCTCACCGCTGCGTAGTTCACGGCGTTCTTGTGTCGTTAAAGGTCTTTCAAGATCCTTTAATTCTCTCCACTTTGAGACGCGACGGCCAAGTTGTATCTCTTGTTGCGGTGTGAGTAGTGGATACCGCGCGATACTGTTCAAGTAGTCGCCAATAGCGTCAGACATGGAGAATCCGTTAGTACATACAATGGAAGCACAATTCCACGGTGCTGCCAATGCTGCGCAGCTACGTGCGTTACATGCTGCAGCAGATTGGGGCGGACTGCTGGAATATGCGCTGCTGCTAGCCGAGCAAGAAGCAAGCCAGCGGTCTCAAATCCACTGGCTTGCGCAAGAAGCGTCGGCAGCGTTGCGGGCTGGTCTAGAGCAGTGGCACCTAGATGCCGCTGAGGAACTGCTTCGAGGCCGTCGCCGTGATGTCTGAGTTGTAATGGCCTGTGACGCTGTAGCTGATCACTGGCTGCTGGCTCATGCGGAAGAACACCATCTGCCCGATCTTTAAGCCAGGCCACAGCGGCAGCGGCAGGATCTGACGCGAGTTCTTCAGCTCTAGGGTCAGCACACTGCCATGCCAGCCAGGATCTGCGTAACCGGCGTGCAGGTTTTCGTAGCCTTCGCGTGCGCGGCTGGACTTGAGGAAGAACAAGCCGGCAATGTTCTCCGGCATGTTGAACACCTCAATCGTCTGCGCAAGGATGAACTGCCCAGGCTTCAGATCGTAGGGATTCTCCGCCGTGCGTCCTGCAATGCTGAGCGGCCGCATGTTGAGGTTTTCGGCAGACTCAATCATGATCGTGTCACCAAGCCGTAGATCAAGGCTGGCGGGATTGATCAATGCCTCGTCGTAGTTTGGCACCATGCCGTCGGTGCACAGCGCTTTGATCTCGTAGTCGCAGAGGATGGTCATTGGTTGGGTGGTTAGTGGGCTTGACTAATCGGGCAGGGATTCAAGTGCGCGGCGGATGGGCTCAGCCATTGCTAATGCGCCTTCCGCAGGAATAAGAGCAATCAAGCGGTCAAGCTCTGCTTGAGCCTGCTCCTTCAAACTCGGCGGCTCAGGCGGCGGAGTGATCAGGTGCTCTTGAGTCATTCCAGCCAGCTCCATGCAATGCGTTGGCAGATGCGCCATGCGTGTTTCTTGTCGATTCCGTAGCGATCTGCCAGTTGGCTATAGCTGCTACCGGCAACACGCAACTGGCGCAGCTCGCGCACGTGGTCTTCTGTAAGAAACGCGGCGTAGTTTGCCTCGCCGCGCTTGAACGGATCACTCATCTACATGCAACAGCAACCTGCGCATGTACCAGTCGGCTTTGCCGTAATCCTGATCGGCATTGCCCTTGTGCTCAGCACGCCATAGGTACTTGATGACGTTGCCTTTGCAGTAAGCGCGAAAGCCATCATCACCAAGCGCTGCCTTAATAGCTTGAATGCACTCAATGTCGCCGTGCTTGTAATGCGGCGGATGGTTGACAAGATCACTCATCACCTAAAGCCTCTGCCATATCGCGGCGGATCAGATCAGCAATGCGTTGCTGGTATAGCCCGGTGTAGGTGCAGCAAGTGCGGCCGCTTTGCTCGTACAACCACTGCAGGTAGTCATCACGGCGCTGCTCAGTTTTGTGGTTGATCATCTTGCATCAGCTCCAGGAGTTCAAGAATATGCGCGGCAAATGCCACGTGTGTCATCACTGCATGGGTGCCGGGAGGGCGCCCG